CCCATCAGCTCAGAGGGCTGGTAGTACAGGGCTTTAGGCCACGGGCCGCTCTGGGTCTTTAGGCCAATCAGCTCATAGTTCTCTAAGTTCAGAATAGCTACTGGGTAGTCAAGACCCCCGTTAACAATAGGCTGACCGTTGGAGTTAGTGTTTACTCGCACAAAGGCTGAGTTAACCGACAGGGGGCGCTCGTAGTACGCGGTTATTGTGGTTGAGGCTACCGTCTGGGTGTTGTTAACCGTGTACGTCCCGGCGTAGTTGACGTTCCCGCCAGCTCCGGTTCCAAACCCTGTGATCTTGGTTCCCGCAGTAATTCCTGAGCCTGAAAGCGTCATTCCAAGGGCTATGCCACCCTCGGCTATTGCGCTCACCGTCAGGGTGTTACCTGATATGGAGCCTGTAAAGGTAGAGTTCACCTGACCGGTTGGGCCAACGGTGTACTGGGTCTGACCCGCAGTCAGAGTGAAGATGATCTCGGTCTTGTAGTAGACCATCATTTGCTCGTTTGACCATTGGTCAATCATGTCGTTTAGCATATCGAAAGCGTCTTGGGCTTCCGCAGGGGCTGGGGTCTCGCCAGCGGCTAGAGCGCCGATGTCCTTCATGGCGCGACTAATAATGTCGATTGGCTGGGTCATAACTTCACCTTAAATGTTTCCACCTTCCAAGGTGGGTCAATACTTTCAGTATTGTCTAGTGCCTTGCCAATGCGAGACCTGATGCTCAGTCAAATTATCGGCTATTTGGTACGGTTTACGAAACTTCCAGTAGCCCTCAGTAGCTACCTTTTTATTGTCTTCGCAAGCCTCGCAATGGTATTTGACTTGGCAGACCAAGCCGTCATCGACCCGCAGCTCTGTTACCTTCCAATTAAAGGTCGGCACTTATTTTCTCCATAATCTCATCAAAACTCTCTGCCACCTCCCAAGAATTGCCGTTCATGCCGTAGGCAACCCGAACCTTTGACCCATCTTCTTGGGTATGTTCAAAGATTGACGCAATCAGGTCTGTATTAAGGATCAGACCCTCACCGATGCGCCCTTTGGCAGCGTTAGTTAGTTTGATTAGTTTCACGCAGTCACCGTTTCATCAAGAACCCAAGAGGTTGTGGCTTCATCCCATGAGTAACGCTTGCGGTTTTCTTCTGTGCCAACATCCGTTGGGTATGGTACTGGCGCATCCCACAGGCAAGTGGTCTCGTTTAGCAACCAAGAAGCAAAGGGCTTGGGAGGAATAAACGCATCACGACCCACATCGTAGGTATAGCCTAGCCCCGCATAGTTCTTACGGAACGGGGTTCCACCTAAAGCATGAACGCCGCCGTGGGTGTTGTACGAAGTCTGCTTATAGACATCGCCTGTACGGGCAGAGAGTTCTGACTCTTTACCATCATCTTCTTGCCGTCCTACGGTAACAAAGACCACGATATTGTTTGCATTTAACTTGGCAAAGTGCGCCATCTAAATCTCCTTATAGGCTAAAAGTTACTGTTTCGCTTGTTGTGGATGTAGCAGTAACGGTGTAAATCTTAAATCCACCAGATGTTGTGGAGGATTGTGTTACACCGCCTGAAAAGGTTGCCGTTATGTTGTCAGGTATTTTGAAAATAACTACGCCTGAACCGCCAGCACCAGCAGAATTGCCTAATGTGCCAGAACCACCACCACCGCCAGTATTTGCTGTTCCGCTTGTTCCATTTGTGCCAGCCGCACCGCCGCCACCTGAACCACCTGACCCTTGGGTGCTAAATGAGCCGCCTCCTCCACCGCCGCCTCTTGTTACGGATGAGCCTGTAATTGTTGATGCGACTCCCGCGCCACCGTTGCCGCCAACGGCAGAAGTTCCAGCAACGCCAACCGCGCCAGCGCCACCTCCACCGCCAGCAGATTGATTTCCAGAGTTTGTGTTGCCCTGACCCGCGCCGCCCGCATACCCTTGGTTTGTAGTTCCAGCGCCACCGGCTGGGTTGTCTCCAGTCAACAATCCGCGCCCCGAACCGCCGCCACCTGACCCGCCAGAATTGCCTGTGGTTGCACGACCTCCAAAACCGCCGCCCGTTGATGTAATGGTGGAAAATACCGAATTTGATCCATTAGAACCCGGAGTTGTTCCCCCGCCAACCGCGCCTCCAGCCCCCACGGTGACCGTGTAAGCAACACCAAAACCCAAATTTAATTTTGATTCTGCGGATGCGCCACCGCCTGAAGTGCCAGCCGATGTTCTATAACCACCCGCGCCACCTCCCCCGGATACATCTGTGTTGCTTGCGCCGCCCCCAGCAATTACTAGAAAGTCAGCAGTAAAAGTCCGTGCAAAAGTCACAGTCTCACTTGTTGTGCTAGTCGCAGTTACAGAGTAGATGTTGAATCCACCAGAAGTAGACAGAGATGAAGTTACGCCACCAGAAAATGTTGCAGATACATTGTCAGGTACTTTGATAATGACAATGCCAGAGCCGCCTGCCGCACCCGCAGAGCCGGTAGAGTTATTAGACCCGCCGCCGCCACCGCCACCGCCTGTATTTACACTCCCTGCTGTACCAGCGGCTGGTGTAGTGCCGCCAATACCTCCAGCACCGCCGCCGCCAGAAGCAGAGCCTGCCGCAGTATTTACAGTGTCGTAAATACCACCACCACCGCCACCAGCACGGGTTACAGATGAACCAGTAATAGTTGAAGCAACACCTGCTCCGCCGTTGCCGCTTGTTACACCCGCCGCTCCAACAGCACCTGCGCCGCCACCTCCTCCGCCACGAAAAGGATTTCCATTATTTCCGTTGCCACCACCGTATCCTTGATTGGCGGTTCCTGAGCCGCCTACTTGTCCACTAACATCTCGACCTGAACCACCTCCAGAACCACCTGAGCCTCCAGAAGAAGTGTTTGCGTATGAACCAAGACCACCGCCAGTAGAAGTAATTGTGCCAAAAACGGAATTTGACCCTGCCCCACCGTTTGTGGCTGATGCACCAGCAGTACCACCAGCACCTACTGTGACTGTGTATGCAACACCAAATGTCAAACTAAGTTTAGATTCTGCGCTTGCACCGCCTCCGCTAGTGCCAGCAGAAGTCCTATATCCACCCGCACCTCCACCACCAGTACCAGCACCATTTAAAGCATTGCCTCCACCACCACCGCCCCCAGCAATTACTAAGAAGTCAGCCTGTGCGCCAGCAAGGAAAGTAACAGTCTCGCTAGTAGTAGATGTAGCCGTTACTGTGTATACGTTGTATCCAGCAACCGCAGTAGATAAAGTTGAAGTTACACCAGATGAGAATGAGGCATAGTGCGTAGATGGGATTTTGATGATAACGATACCAGAACCACCGTTGCCCCCCGCACCACCACCAGCGGTTTTACTACCAGCACCACCTCCACCGCTACCAGTATTAGTAGTGCCAGCGGTTCCATTTGCGCCCGGATTTCCACCAGCTCCACCACCGCCTGAACCGCCTGCACCACCAACGGGTGTATTAGCAGTTGGAGCATAATTTCCACCACCACCGCCGCCTGCTCTTGTTACAGAAGAACCAGTAATCGATGATGCTGTTCCATCACCGCCAACACCAGCAGCAGCACCAAGCCCATTTAATACTGAACCTCCAACAGCTCCAGCACCGCCTCCACCACTACCCGGAACATTGCTTGTGTTATATCCACCGCCGCCATTGTTCCCTTGACTTGGGCTTGTAGATGGAGTGTTGCCAGCACCGCCGGTTGCAAAACTTGAACTATAAGAACTTATACCACCACCCGAACCACCGGCAATACCATTTACATTTGCTCCAGCAAATCTACCACCACCGCCACCCGCAGAAGTGATAGAAGAAAATACGGAGTTAGAGCCGCTTGAGCCGTTGTTTGCACCATTAGCAGCGCCACCGTTGCCACCTGCTCCTACTGTAATTGTGTTTGCAGTTCCAACCGTTAGAGTTTGAGCAGAAAATTCACGATAGCCACCAGCACCCCCGCCTCCAGCTCCACCGGCATCTGCTGGTGCGCCACCGCCACCCCCGCCGCCCGCTACAACAAGGTAGTCAGCAAGGATAGTCGGCGCACCCTGTCCAGCAAGAAGAATCTGAAATATGCCCGTCATTTAGGACACATTCCCTGTTAGTACGCAGACCGTTCCAGAGATAAATAAGACCGTACAGACACCCCTAGTTGCAAGGGTCACGGTAGCCTTATCTGTGTCAGTTCCCGCAATGTAAGCGGTTGTGATCGAACAAGTAATCGTGATGTTGCCGGTCGTGTTATTGAAGATTGATACCGCATCCCCAGCCGCAAAGGTTGAGTTAGGAATCGTAATCGACCCGCCAGTTCCTACGCCAACAAACTCACCAATGTCACCCAAAGCTAGGGTGTATGAGGTTGTCTTGTCTGACCCTGACTGCGGAATGTTTAGATAACCAATGCTTGAGCTAACTGGGGGGAAAGTCATGGTCGTGCTATCCGTACCCGCAAGGGTCAGCGTATTGCTAACCGATAAGGTCTTGCCGTTAGTGACCGTTAGGGTTCCCGTACTGCTAGAGATTGTCAGACCGTTGACGCTAGTTGCGGTCGCAGCTCCGATATTGGGAGTAGTCAGCGATGGGCTGGTCGCAAACACCAAAGATCCAGAACCCGTTTCGTCTGTTACCGCCGCAGCTAGATTTGCAGATGACGGGGTTCCAAGCCAAGTTGCTACACCAGTTCCAAGAGATGTCAGTCCAGTTCCACCGTAAGCCGTGCCAAGCGCATTGGTCGGGGTTAGACTTGTAGCCGTTAGCGCACCTGTGCTTGGGTTAAATTGGAGCTTGGTAGACGATACATCTAGGGTGGTTTCGTTGCCTGTCGTGACGTTTGAGAACGTGATGTACCGCGTGGCGTTGGTGGTCGTATCGTCTGTAATCGTGACCCCAGAGACATCGCTTGACCAAGTAGGAACCCCAGAAGCTAGTTTTAGAACCTGACCGTCTGTGCCAGCCGCAAGGAACGTGGTCGTATTTGTTGCTGACTGATACGGTAGAGAACCGGTCGCACCACCAGCAAGGCTAGTAGCCAACCCAGCCGTGACTGATGACGGGGCTCTGCTCTCCCAACGTGCGTCCGTGTTATCCCAAACGATCAAATCATTGTCTGATGGGCTTGGTGCGTAGACGTTTGACAGGTCGTTTAACCGTGGCTCAAACGTAGGTCTTACAAATAAGATGCCGTTGGTGTTGTCCGCGTGAACGACCGCAGCTACCTGAACCTTGGCGTTTGGCGCATTTGGTACGTTTTTGGTCAGCCCACCCGTAACCGCAGGGTTGTAATACAAAACGTCCCCGTCAACCCAAGTTTCACTTACAGGGGTTCCAGAGGTGTCAATTCCTTTAACTTCTCCAAAGGACTGAACGTAAATCCAGCCGTTGAGCGCCGCTGACTCCTTGGCTATGCCTAAAACGTAGTAGCCGGTAGCCGCAGTCAGACCCGTAGCTGGAGCGCCTAATAAGCCCCCGGACGATCCTAATGTGCCGGTCAGCATCACGACATTGCCCTTAGTAATTGCGGACGATGCCTTGACGCGGTAGTAGCTTTCTTGCGTAAGTTTTAGTTCTACGTTGTTGTTACCAATCAACTGCAAGGTCTTGGTGTTGTCATCGCTGTTCCAAGACAGGGAACCCGCACCGCCTACAACTGACGCGGGCGTGATGTCAAAGTTGATCTCGTTGACGTTTTGCAACGCACCAGCGTCAGACAGGGTGAGTGCTGAGTTTTGAATAATCTTGCCGGTTGTTCCATCAAACCGCGTAATTGCGTTGTCTGTGGACGATGCTGGGCCAGTTACGTCACCAGCCCCTGAAGCAGAAGTCCACGTTGGAACCCCGCTTGCCAAAACCAAATACTGCCCATCTGTACCCGTAGAAACGTAAGAAGTGGCTCCCGAACCGGTTTGATAGGGAATGTTTCCTGACGCACCACCGGCTAGATTGGTAGCCGTAGTCGCAGTTGTAGCTGATGTTGCAGTTGCAGCATTGCCAGAAATCGACCCAACAATGGTGCTGCTGACCGTCAGACCAGACAGGGTTCCGACCGCCGTAATGCCCGTGTAAGAGCCTGAAATCCTTGCAGAATCAATGGTTCCAGAAGTTATCGCAGAAGCCGCAATTGCTATGCTCGTATTGGTTACGCTTGTCAGTTGGCCTTGGGCGTTGACCGCAAATACCGGAACGGCAGAGGCAGAACCGTAGGTAGCCGCGCTAACTCCGGTGTTGGTGATGCTAAACGTGTTACCGGCAAGGCTTAGTCCTGTTCCCGCGTAATACACCCCAGAGACCGCTAAATTGCTCCAAGGAACCGCCGTGACCCCTAAAGTGCCTCCGGGCTGGGCGTAGCAGTACCAAGCCGACCCGCCCTGATTTCCTTGCTCTACAAACACAATAGCTGAGACCAACTCATCCCAAGTATTTGCGTCTGCGCTTCGTGACCAAGGGCCGCTGTCGGCAATGTAAATACCGTTATCAGCCGCTGTTGACTGATTCTTGACTAAAACCCTATCCCCCGCAACTACGGAGACCGTGTCGATGGTCTGAGCGCCTGAGAGGGTGATATTGACCGTGGTTGCCGCAACTACTGGTTCTTTCCATTGAATACCGACCGCCAAAGAGTCAACATAGATTTTGTTACACAGGTCATTATTTCCGCTTGGGGCGTTGGTTGCCGTTGCGGTTGTAAACGCTCCCGTGGTCGCTGACGTAGCTCCAATAGTCGTACTGTTAATCGTACTATTGGTAATCGTCACCCCGTCTAAAATTGGGTTTACTGGGGCAAAAAAAGGCGTTCCAGCAGGGCCAATTAAGCTGATGCAATCATAGGGTGGCAGGGGCTCAAACGTCCCCTGAACCGGCACTATGTTGGTGGTTATGGTCTTGGCAGTCGAGTTCGACATGGTGAATCCTTATTCGGTGGCCACCAACGTAATGTATAAGGTGTTAGTGCCTGATGATATAGCCTTGATGTACAGATCCGGGGCTCCGCAATCAACAATCATTGGGTAAATCATGTTTCCGGGTAGGACTAGCGCCCCAGAGCCACCCGTAGCCGCAATCGCGGGGGTGTCCATGTTCGTTGAGCTTGTGCCAAAGGTCACGCCAGCCTTGCCCGTCCCGGTATTCAAGAGAGCCACGCGGTAGGCGCGGGTCGGGGTGTTGGGAACGATTTGTAGGGCAGACGATGCCGCAGTTGTGAGATCCAACGCAAAGGTTGCGCTAAGAATTTTGATTTGGTTCATTGGTCACCTCAGATGTTAGTTGTGAAATTATCCTACTTTTAAGCCAATTTCCAATATGTCCTTCAAAGATTTTATTGCCTATGTGACCCATACGCAGTTCTTTGTGATCTTCAGAAAGCCCGTGGGGACGCGATCCACCTCTAAAAGTCCCGTTTCAGGGTCAGCTTTGAGGTACTTTCGCTCCTCAATCCAACCGATATTGAACTTTAGCGGATCAACCCTTGCAGGGTACGCCCCAGCCACAAAGTCTACTGGGTGGTCGATTAGCTTACATAAAGCGCCCGCCTCCCACGCAACGTCTGAGTCTATAAAGACCAGTTCATCGCAGTCGGAGTGGTAGAAATTGGTTGTTATTACGCCTCGGCAGTCGGCAATCATGGCGTTACCTACGTCATCCACGAATGTGAACCGGTCACCACGCTTGATTAAGGTGATGCAGTCCGTCATTAGGGAGCGCATCGTTCCCATGTGAACCACGCCTGTGTAGGCGGGCATTGCCAACATTATGTGCTTCATGCGGTTCCTAAAAATGAGAAAAGCCACCCCTTTTGAGGGCGGCTTCTCCGTAGCTTCAAAACATCTTAGGCGGTGATGCCAATGTTTTGCAATGCAGTAATGATGCTATTGACGCGGGCGCAAACGTCAGCGGTTGAAGCTGTCGTTGACACTAGCGGGGTGATAGCACCGGCTTGAACCACAGGGGTCTCGCCGTAAAAACCAACCTCACCTCCAGCGATACCGATGAGAACACCATCGGCTGCACTACCGTTTAGTAGGTAGTTGGAGGTTTGGGTACTTGCTGGGCCGGGATTTGCCATGATTTAGGTTCCTTTCCTAATTAAGCCGCAACTCGGCAAGCGAGTTCGGGGTAGAGGGGAGCCCAACCGTAGAGAACGTCTAAGCGGGTGGGGATCGAGTCGTTGTTGATCGTGTATTGACGAACAACGCGGATTGAGAGACCCAACTGCTTGTCGCTCGCACGACCGGCAAAGTGAACACCGTCTGGCAACTCAAGGTCGGCAGTCGCTAACGTGAACGCGTTCTTGTGGAACACCAAGTTCTGCGGGCTGACAACACCGGTCTTGTTAAACGGTGTGACAACTGCGGTCGAGGATGTTGCGAGAACGGATACGTTTTGGAACTGACCAGCCGTGATGATGGCGGGCGATACAGTCACGGAAGCAGAGCCACCGGAAGTAATCGTCACGTCAGCGGTCACGACAAAGTTACGCAGAACATTACCGCCGTATGGCTGACGGTTCTGTGGGTTGACTGCATATACGCCAGCAATCTGGATGGTATCGCCTTGCTTTAAGCCAGCGTTAGCGGTAGCAGCCGCGATTGTGATCGTGGATGTAGAAGCCCAACCAGTTGTCAGCGAGCCGGTAAAGGTCGTTGTGTTGGTTGAAAGGGTTGCGGTCGAATAAGAACCGTATGTGTGCGACACAATGTTCTGATCCATGTACCAGTTCATACCAATGGTGTCTTTGCCCATCATGCCCTTCTCGTACTGACCAGAGATAGTGCCTTGTGGGTTAAAGAGACCTTTGAGCGAACCAACGATTGACGCACCGGTAAAGGGGTCAACAACGCAAGAACGCTTGCCATCACGGGGTGAGCCTTCACCGTCCAGATAAGCCTGTGCGGTCAAGAACGTAGCGATGTCAGAGGGTACAACTCCAGCCGTTCCCACCGTGTTAGCGGTGTTGTCGGTAGCCATTGTCGTGCCATCAAAGTCCATTTTGTTGGCGATAGCAGCGATTGCGGGCTTCAGAACGCGGTCAGAGAACATATCCAACGACAGAGCCAGATCCTGTGTGGTGAACTGGGTATCAACGTGAAACTGGGTTGAGAGGGTAACGGGGACGGATGTCTCGTTGAAGTCCTCTACGTTAAGCGCAGGACCAGTAGTACCGATAAAACGACCGGGACGGCGTACGTTTACGGTGTTACCAATCTTAGCGCCAGTAACCGCAAATTGCTCGTCATAAGAACGGTCAACGCGGGCCGTGAACGTAAGTTCGTTTTCCAAGACCATCAACGCCTCGTTGGTGATCATGGAGATGGTTAGCAAATTATTTGCCATTTTTAATTCTCCAAAAAGGTTAAGGTTGCCCTATTACCGAATCTTCCCCGCAAGGCGAGCAGCCTTCCATTGCTGGTAGGTTCCATGAAACGCTCGGTCTGAATCCAGACCAGTTTCCACGGCGCTACTGCTTGCCTTGATAGGCGAAATCGGCGCAGGGGCGTTCGATTTCTTCGCTACAGGTTCCTTTTTGCTAGGAGTCGC